GTCATCAATCATCCAGAAATGTTTGATGAAGAAGGTCAATACATTAATGAAGAGTTAGTCGCTGTTCGTTTTATTGAACTCGACGACTCTTACTATGAGGTTGACGAAGACGAGGAATAACCCTTATAATTAGATTAATAATTGTTTTATCATGCCTAAGAAACTCCCAGACAATGCCTTGGTTTCTGAGATCTTTCAGCAGGTTTCTTCTGCTAAGACCAAAACCGAAAAGGTGAATCTTCTTCAAGAATATAACAGCAATGGTCTCCGTTCTGTTCTTATCATCAACTTTGATGATTCGTTGAAGTTCCTTCTCCCTGAAGGTGAAGTGCCTTACGACAAAAATGAAGCACCTGCTGGAACTGAGCACACTCGTATCGATCATGAGTATAGAAATTTCTATCGCTTCTTCAAAGGAGGAGATAGTTCTATCAATTCGATGAGGCGAGAACAACTCTTCATTCAGTTGCTTGAAGGTCTACACCAAGATGAAGCTGAGGTCATGGTCTTGGCTTGTAATAAAGATCTTCAATCGAAGTATCGGATTACAAAGCAGGTGGTACAAGAAGCATTCCCTGCTATTGAGTGGGGGAATCGTGGATGATGTGGGATAGCAATAACGAGGTAACAGAGCGTGAGGATCGGTACTCGGTTGGGGTATTGGAACTCGACTGTCAACCTGCCGCTGCTAAAAACCCTAAACTTCCTAGAAACTCATACCTAGTAACCTATATGACTAACGGTGTCGTTCACTACGACATCGTTATGGGTTTACGATCTAACATATTTGATTGCTACTATGACAAACTTGGACAAGGAGCTATTCGGGGAATCGTCTGGACCGATGGAAAAGTTGTCACTAAACTCTTCAACAAAAAAGAATATCTCAAAGAACATAGAGGAACTGCTGAAACGTAAAGACGATACGTTTAATTTCTCATCTGAAACTGAAGATCTCGAAGAATTAGCCGACGAGATCTTCGACGCCCTTTATTATCACACTCAAAAACAAAATGAAGACACGTCAAGCGATTCGTAAAGCACTTGAACAGCCTTGGCTTTATGAGGACACTGAGTTAGAATACATGAAGACCCAGCTCAAAGAGCGTACCCTCCAGCGTCAGAAGAACCTGTGGGCACGTCGTTGTGGTCAAGGATTTAGCAATTATGAGTGCCCTGAATGAACGTACGTCTAATCTCTGTCACCCCTGAAGCTGAAAAAACCATGGGGTATGTTGCTCGTGTGAGCAACCCGAACAATCAGGAGAACCCGAAGGTAGCGGGACTCCTTAGTTACTGTATCAAGCACAACCACTGGTCTGTGTTCGAGCAAGCGTTTATGACGCTAGAGATTGAGACTACTCGTGCTATCGCGGCTCAAATTTTACGTCACCGTTCGTTCACATATCAAGAGTTTTCCCAGCGGTATGCTGACAGTTCTATGCTGGCAGATGAGATCCCTCTGTTTGATCTTCGCCGTCAAGATACAAAGAACAGGCAGAACTCTATTGATGACATTGATCCGTTCATCAAGCAAGAGTTTGAGATCAAGATTCGCAAGCACTTTGATGAAGCGATGAAGATCTACAAAGAAATGTTGGATGCTGGCATCGCAAAGGAATGTTCTCGCGGTGTGCTTCCCCTAAATACACCTACTCGCATCTACATGAGTGGCTCATGTCGTTCATGGATGCATTATATTAATCTGCGTTCTGCTAATGGAACGCAGAAAGAACACATGGATATTGCTAACGCTTGTAAGCAAATCTTTGTGGAACAATTTCCCGTATGTGCTGAAGCTTTGGAGTGGTCGTGATGCCTACTTATCCCGTTAAAAATTTGAAGACTGGAGAGACTAAAGAACTCTACATGTCTATGGTAGAATACGACCAGTGGAAGAAAGACAATCCCGATTGGGATAAAGACTGGAGTCAGGGGATCGCAAACTCTGTCTCTGGTGTGGGAGATTACCAAGATAAGCTCCCCCAAGGTTTCAAAGATCGTCTAAACAACGTCAAGAAACACCACCCCTACGCTAAGTTCGATAGAATCTAACCTATGCCCGCAACCAAAAAGCAACCCTCCATGGTCGGACTCACCAAGAGACAGATGAAAAGGAAACCAATTGGAACGCAGCACCTAATCGACATCAAACCGATTACACCTGCTCAAGAAAAAGTCTTCGAGGCTTACGCTCAACAGAAGAACTTGTTCCTTTACGGGGCTGCTGGCACTGGTAAATCTTTTGTGGCAATGTACCTGGCACTGAGGGAGATCCTTCAGGAGAATAGTCAGTATGAAAAACTGTACATTGTTCGTTCTCTTGTTCCCACTCGTGAGATTGGCTTCCTTCCTGGTGATCATGAAGACAAGTCTAACTTGTATCAGATCCCATACAAGAACATGGTGAAGTACATGTTCGAGATGCCTGATGACAGTTCATTTGACATGCTGTATCAGAATCTCAAAGGACAGGACACTATTTCGTTCTGGTCTACTTCATTCATTCGTGGTACAACTATCGACAATGCTATCGTCATCGTTGATGAGTGCCAAAACCTTAACTTCCACGAGCTTGACTCCATCATTACCCGTCTTGGTGTCAACTCTAAAATTATTTTCGCAGGTGATATTGCTCAGACTGACCTGATCAAGACCTATGAAAAGAATGGTATCCTTGACTTCCAGAAGATCATTGATAACATGGAAGAGTTTGCCAGCGTTGAGTTTGGCGTACAGGACATTGTTCGTTCTGGTCTAGTGAAGTCCTATCTTATGAGTAAAATTAACCTTGGCATTTAATCACATTGACATACACAACTTTGTTGATCTAAAAGCAGAGACGACCGAGAAGGGTAGGACCTATTCCGTTGGGGACAAGTCCTACCCCTCTGTCACCACTGTTATTGGTGAGATGAAAAAGAAATCCATCATGGAGTGGCGGCAGCGGGTTGGTCCCGAAGAGGCTAATCGAGTTAGTAAGAGAGCAACCACACGCGGTAATAAAGTTCATAAACTTGCCGAGGATTATCTCAACAACTTAGAGTTGTCTAAGTATAGGGATGATCCTCTTTCCCTTGGACTCTTCCATACTGTCAAACCATATCTTGACAGGATAAATAATATTCATGCGCTTGAAGCGCCGTTGTATTCACACATGCTCAAACTCGCAGGGCGAGTTGATTGTATTGCTGAGTACGATGGAGAGTTATCCATCATTGATTTCAAGACCAGCAGTAAGCCTAAAAAAGAGGAGTGGATTCAAGACTACTTCTCACAGGAGACTGCTTATGCTATAATGTTTCAAGAGTTGACTGGACTAAAGGTCAAGAAACTCGTCACCATTATTGCTGTTGAGAAGAACGAACCTCAAGTCTTCGTGATCACTGATATCAAACGATACGTTCACAAGTTGAAAGAGTTCATCGATTATTACAGGAGTGTTCATGGGGACTGGTAAAATAAATGATGTGCTTGAGGAAAACTTTATGACTGCTGCTAAATTTTCTCTAGAGATAGAGAAGATTGTAAAAGAATCTGAGTTAAATTATATCGAAGCAGTTGTGATGTTCTGTGAAGATAAGAACATTGAGATTGAAACTGTTGGTAAACTAATCAACAAACCGCTCAAAGAAAAAATCAAGTACGAAGCACAACGGCTAAACTTTATCAAGAGAGGATCGAGAGGTTTCTTATCACTGTGACAGGCATTGACGCTTTTAGAATGTACCTCGCAATGAGGAATCATTTTAACTCTAAATCATACAATTTTCTGAGAAGTCCTTACAGTAAAGCAAAACCAGAGACATACGATAAGAGAAAGGATAAGTATTTCTTTGTCAAACTTTCTCGTAAGTATGATGAACAGCAACTAGCACAGTTTTATCTGGCTAATTTTGTTGCTGATAACTGTGAGTGGATAGGCGCAATGTCTGCTCATGGAGAAAAGAATTATATTTCTTATCAGAAAAAGATTCAGTCACTCTCATATACTTTTAGAGAGGACGCATCTATGATGAGAGATGTCTGCGAAGATTTTGATTGCCTCTTCAGGGGATCTCCTCACCCAACTCTAATTAAACTGTGGTTGGGTAATAAGATCTCACTGGAGAGTGTTGTCATTATGGAGAAGTTGTTTGGTTTTGTGGGCAATGTCCCTTCTACTGACCCTGTATGGGAGACAGTAAAGAAAAAGATCCTCAAGTATGAGCCACTGTTACATGTGGACACCACAAAGCAAAAGAAAATCCTACAAGATTTATTCCTATGACTAACTTCTTTGATTCTGATGTAGTTCAGAAAGAACTACGCGAGATGCAAGAACTATACATTGATATCAATCGGATGGGTCTTGTCCTCTCTGTGGAGGGTAAGATTGAACAGCTCACTAAGTTGTTGCGATTGATTCAAGTCCAACAGACTATGTTCATGCGAGTCTCACTGTCGGACCAACCAGACGCTCAAGCCCTCTTGTCACAGGTCAAAGAGGCTGCTACAATGTTGGGTATGAACGCCTCCGAGGTGACTCCTCAGTTCTATGAGTCCCTGAAGGACGACGTTCACAAAATGATCGCTGAGCTTGAGCGATCTAAATAGTATGCTATGATTCCATAGCACTCAAGCCAAATACAAAACACACGGAGAATACGAATGTCCTTTGCTTCCCTCAAAAAGTCCAACTTCACTGACCTGCTTGCTAAGGCAGAGAACCTGAACAAGACTGAAACCAAAGGTGGTGCTGATGAGCGCCTCTGGAAGCCAGAAGTAGATAAAGCAGGCAACGGTTATGCGGTCATCCGCTTCCTCCCTGCTCCCGAGGGCGAAGACCTGCCCTGGGCACAAGTTTGGAGTCATGCCTTCCAAGGTCCTGGTGGTTGGTATATCGAGAACTCCTTGACAACTTTGGGCAAGAAAGATCCTGTCTCTGACCTGAACAGGCAGCTGTGGAACAGTGGTCTTGATAGCGACAAGGAAGTTGCTCGTAAGCAGAAGCGTAAGCTCTCTTACTACAGCAACATCTACGTTGTCAAGGATCCTGCTAATCCTCAGAACGAAGGTAAAGTTTTCCTGTACAAGTTCGGTAAGAAGATCTTTGATAAGATCACCGAAGCAATGCAGCCTGCTTTCGCTGACGAGACTCCTATCAACCCCTTCGATTTCTGGAAGGGTGCTGACTTCAAAGTGAAGATCCGCAAGGTTGAAGGTTACTGGAACTATGACAAGTCCGAGTTTGATTCTCCTTCTACCCTTGGTGGTTTGGATGATGGTGACTTGGAAGCCATCTGGAAGAAGCAGTACAGTCTGACTGCTTTTACTGCTGATGATCAGTTCAAGACCTTTGAGCAGCTCCAAGAGCGTCTCAACACTGTCCTGAACACGACTCGCGCCCCTCGTCGCGATCAAGAGACTGAAGAAGCAGAGTTCGAGTCTGCTCCCGTTCAAGAGCAAACCTTTGCTCCTTCCTTCCGTAGCGCTGAGCCCGCTCCTGCTGCTGAAGAAGAAGATGCTCTGTCCTACTTCGCTAAGCTCGCTGCTGAAGACTGATGTTTAAGATTTTCCTTGATACGGCGGACGTTACTGACATCCGCCGTCGGGTGTTCACTGGTCTGATCGATGGTGTGACGACCAACCCCACCCTGATTCGTAAGAGCGGTAAAGATCCCTGGGATGTTTACCGTGAGATCCAAGACCTTGGTGTCAAAGACATCAGTATGGAGGTCATGGGAGATGACAAGGAGATGACAACCGAAGGCATCAAACTCTCTACTGAGTTTGGTGCTCGGGCAACCATCAAGGTTCCCTGTACTTATCAAGGTCTTCTTGCTTGTAAAAACCTGAGTGATCAGGGTATTCGTACCAATGTCACTCTTATCTTCAACGCAGCACAAGCAATCCTTGCCGCCAAGGCAGGTGCTACCT